AAACTTTGGAACGAATTCCAAATTAACAAAGTTGTCAGTTGCTGCGGTTGAGAATGTGTCAAAACCTGCAAAAGATGTACCAGTAACGTTTCCTTTCCACTTGATAGGGAATTTCATACGCTCACCAGTAAAGCTCTTTGCTGCCCCAATCTGCCTTGTTGCGAAAACATTTGAGTTTAGAAAAGTATCAACTACAGAGGGCATAAGCTTGCTCTGTGTGGTACTTGTAACTCGTGCTCCTAATGCTGCCATAAAGTTTTTAAGTTTAACTAATAATTTACCTGTCTATCATAGACCTCCAACCTCCTCGTAAATCTTGATTTGTTAGATAGTCTTTATTCGGTTTTGTCGATGTTTCTTTGGATACCGTAGCATCTGCTATATTCTTTTTAGTTTGAGTTCGGATTGATTCATCTTTAACATCTACTGCTTTGAGTGAGTTTAGGATCTTCATTCCTTTTCTATAGTCGAGATTACCTCGGTCATCTGTCGGAGAATATTCAAACATGATTTTGGCCAGTTCGTTTTTAAGGCTTTCGTCTGACTTAAAATTAACTTTAAATTCAGTTTCTACCTCTGCAAAACGTTCTTCTGTCCATTTAGCCCACTTCTGTGCTTCTGCTTGCTCTGCTTGAGCTTGGGAAGCCTGTTCATTGGCTAATTCACGCTTTATCTGCTCCTTTAGAGTTTCCTCATAGTTTCTGAACTTTCTTGCTACTTCTGGATTCTCACCAATCAAATCAGTGAGATATTCAGGTTGTTCAATTGGTTCATCAGCTTGTCTTGAACTTTCTAGCTTTTCTAATCTTGCTTCAAGTTCTGCTCTAGCTTGTCGCTCTGCATCCCTTTCTTCTCGCAATCTTTTCCAAGTTTCGTTTTGTTTAAGATCTGGCTGTTCGATGTTCTCGGTTTGCGATTCCGCAGGAGTTTCTTCCTGTAATTCCTTATCAACGGAGTCAAGGACTTCTTCAATAGTCTCATGACCTTCACGTGGAATATCCGCAAATATGCTGTCTTCATTCATAGTTTCTCTCGGGTTGATTTACCTTTCGGAGGGCTCAACGAGGAAAGCCCTTAATATACCTATTTAATAACTCTAACTACTCCATTTCCCCCTAATTTAGGGCTACTTTGGAACGGCTGTCTTCCAGGCTGAGCCTTAATTTGACCTATTCCTTTACCAACAACCTTCCTATTCAAGGCGTTCTCACTTTTCATTATTGAGTCACGCCTGATTGATCCTTCTCCAGAAGACATTTTACTAACTTTAGGCATGCTTTTAAGTGCATTCATCTGGGAAGTCATAGCCATTTTTGCTGATCTAATGTTGTTCATCTTATTTCTTGTTAACTTGTAATTTCTGTCTATTCGTCTGAATAGCTTGTTGCTGTTTCAACATCTCGACCTGGTGCTTTTGTTGAGCATTCTGTATCTCCTGAACCCCCTTTGCTTTCTCTATCTCGCCCTTCTGCTTCAATATCTCCATCTGTTGAGCGGACATCTGGGCTTGTTGCTCTACAGCAGGGTCAGGTTGCTGTTGCTCGGCCTGTTGAGCAGCTATTTCTTGCTGTTTCTGGGTAACTTCTGGGAAGAGTAGGGCAGGATCAGCTTTCCACATATAGAGCTGTTCCGCAGTCTTCTTAGGATCTGGAAAATCTAGTTTTTCAAAGAAAGTAATAGGGTCTATAGCGCCACCTTCCCATAGAGTAATGATTTCTTCTCGCTGGGTTAGAGGGTCTTTAGGTATCATTGAGCCATCTTTGACTGATACAGTCATTTTACTTACCAAATCAGCAGACTTTAGAGCAATATATTCTGCTGTACGATCCTTACCGATAATAGTAGCGACATGCTCCTCGTCATAGTAGACATACATCATCTGAACGACATAGTTATACACAACGTCTGATAGCTGTTCTAGGAAGGTAGATATACCACCACCAATTCTATCTGCATCTTGGCCTTTAATCTGTAGTTTGCCTCTAACTGTCTTATCCTGGATAGTACCTTGAGCGGTAGAACCTCTAACTCCAAAGATATTACGGAGTTCATTGCGGTAGTCTATGAGAGATTCGTAGACAAATGATGGTAGAGCATCAGCTGAAAGCCTTACTACCCCACGTCCTACATCTCCAGTAGGAACAAAGATAGTGCCCCCCTTTTCCACAGCCTTAGAAACACCCGCGGCCTGTTCTTTGGTAAAGGAATCTCCGGAAACAGCTAACCCTCCATTAGTCTTATCTGCGTTCTTATCTATCTGTCTTAGCCTTTTATTAATCAAATCCTGCAAAGGAAGCACCTGTTGTATCAAATTAGTATCATCAAATGGTCTAGTACCTAGGGAGAAGACTGAAAGGAAGGCGTAGGGCTTCTTAGAGTAGGTAAAGTGATTCTTACCCTTTACTTCCTGTGCTTGGATTGAGCCAAATTCATTAGTAACGTCTTGAGTCTTATTGTAGTTCCAATGAGGATTCTTAGCCTTAGCTAGTACTTGGTCGTTCATAGTCCAAAAGACATAATCATCAGTCCACCATTCGATATACTGCATTTTTGTACCTAGTTTCTCCTTACACTGGTCAAGAATGTACTTTGAGGCCTTTGGGAAGCGTTTTACTAGGTTTCTAGCTGTATCTTTGCGGTATTCACCGATGTATTCACCTGTATACTCACCTGATTCGATAGTTGCATCAGGGTCTAGGATAAGCTTTTGAGGACGAATAGCCACTACTGTGATGTCATTCTTCTGAATACTCCAACCTAGCTTCATAACCCCTAGTTTATACAGTGCCCAATACCTGCAAACAGACTTTAGCTTGATGTTATATGACTCATTATCAGCCCAAGACTGTATCATCTTGCGTACTTTATTAGCCAAAGCTTCACCTTCCTCGGTGTTATCCCCTGTCACGACTGGATCTGCTTTAGGACGAGTGGCTAGAGGTAGGAAAGTCTCTAATGATTCAAAGATGAGGTTGTCCACAAGGGCATGTCCTTCATTAGGGGTAGAAGCTTCGTATTGCTTACCTAGCCAGTAATTCTCATTATCATCTTGAGATTTAGCTAGAGCTTGCTGAATAGGTGACCAGGCCTTTTCCCAATCCTTTTTGAGGTCTATTAGCTCTTCATCAGTCATGGACAGCTCTAACTCATCTGTGAGGGTAGAAATAACCCCTTCTTGGTTTTCAACTTCGTAGTTGTTGTCTGTCTTATTGATGTCTTTCCCTAAAGAAAGATAACCTGCTAATAATGGATCTGTCATACAAAAATAGGCAAGCATCCTCGCGGATAACTTGCCTTGTGTTAGGGTTAAGTATTAAATCAAACAGTTACAAATATATTATACTACACTATTTATTTGTATAGCAAGCTAACTGAACTTCTTTGAGTATAGAAAGTCTTCTCTTTGAATAGTCATGAGCTCTCCAAGGTGATTAAAGTTCAAACTAATTTTAGCATTCTTGCTTTTGAATACTCCTTTCTCCACAAGAAGTTTGAACATCTCATGATTCATCTGGAACTGTTTAAATAGTTCTGCTTCTATTGGTTGTAAGTAAATTGTGATGTTTTCCATATGTTTATTTATTATAAATCTCTCCAATCTGCCTCCTTTTCAGGGAAGCTAAGGTCAAACACTCTCTTTGGGTCTGGGGCTGTCATACTTCTATCAGGTAGGATTTCTGGTGATTCTTTCATAGGAACCATACCATTCAGGAATATTTGGCCTTCTTGTGAACCAAAGCGAGACATTCCTATTCTCCAATAGGCCACAGCGTGCACAAAGTGGTCATCGTCAAACCTTTCCCATTTACTCTCCTCTACTCCTAGAGCGTTTATTTCATTTACTCGGTAGATGTGGGTAAAGTGTAATGCTACATCATACCAATCCTCTTCTGTTCCATTGAGGGGAATACGCTTATCTCTAAACTCATCCACTACCATTTGAAGTAATCTATTCCTATCAGCCTGAACATTACCAGTCTCATCGTTATCCCCCCATTTAACTATTTGTAACGTTTTCCTATCTCTTAGGTAATGACAGAGGAATACACGGCCTTGGAAACGCTCTCTAAGCTTCCTAGAGCCTATCAAATCCCCTCCTTGGTCTATTACCATGATAGCGGTTGGATAACGAATCATGAGGGTTTCTAGCTCGGAATAGTCTTTACAGGAACCGTTATAGAATATCCCTTTCTTATTCCCCACTACATACCAAATAGGTAAGCCTGTATCTACTCCTATGACAATCCTACCTTCTTGGTCATTGATATCATTAGTACAGTTTTTAAGTATATCTCTTAGATTCACTTTATCCCCACCTTGGGTATATGGAAGTCCTAATACTCTTGTGTAGAAGGTGTATTGGTCTCCTTTAGAGTAATCAATAATCTCTTTAGCTGTTACCCAAGCACAGATAAGTAATGGCATCCAATAACCTGACCAAGGCCTATCCTCGCTTTTCTGATACTTAGCTATCCATCTACCTTTGGCACGTTGTTCGTTGGTTATAACCGCATTACAGACCTTACAAACAAAGGTTTTAGCTTCTACATCAATACTTTCAGGCCATGATAAATACTGTTCCTTCCCACATGAGCAAGTAATAAACCAATGTTTCTGATCAGACTTCTGCCATTTCTCATGTACTCCAAACTCCGGTAATGATGGGTGAGAGAACAACCATTGCCATTTAACCTTAGAAGCCTGTAAACGTGATTGAAACTGCTTGATAATAGCCTGTTTACTACTATCCAACTCATCATGGATAAGTATATCAGCAGAGAAAG